GGAGGCGGTGGATCGGATCCAACGCCCGTAGAGATGGTTTTGGTGGTGCTAGAGGTCAGTCTGCTGTTAAGAGCAGTGGAACTGGTCCAACAGCATCTCTTGTTTCAGAAGGCGGAGCAGGAAATGCTGCAATTGCTGGTAGTGGAACAACTGCAAATGGTAATGCTGGATCTGTTGTCTTTGTTGCTACTGAGAACCAAACTTACTATGGTTCTGGTGGCGGCGGTGGTGGTTCAGGTGCTTACTTTGAACTACAATTTACCGAAGTTGGAAATGGTAGTGCTGGCACACTAGTTGTTGGTGATGGATATAGTGATGGTAGAGGAATCATTGGATATCAGGTTCCACAATCTTCTGGTGATACATCAGGAACATCTTCTACTATTGGTATCTTTGATGCTGCAAGCACTAGCGTAGATTATGTTGAGTCTGGTACTGGTAGTGGAACTGCTGGTGGATTTGTTTCTCCAGATGGATTCAAATATCTAAGATTCTTTGGTAATGAAGCAAATAGATGGGCAAGAAGTATCGGTATCAATGCATCTGCTAGCAACTCAAAAGGAACTGTTGTTGAAGCGTTGAGATTTAATGTAATTGTTGGTGATAATTCTAATGGTGGTGAAGCACCAACTGCTCCTCTTGAACTATTTGCAAGTAATGATGCTGGTGGAAGTTATACTAAAATTGGAACAGTTGCTTCCACATCTGGTCCATCAGTTTGGACAGATGTTGATGTTGCATTACCAGCAGACTATCAAGAACCAGGAATGCTGTTTGAACTAAGACAATCACGTTCATCTTCTGGTAGTCCAAACAATGATAACTACGGTGTATCTGCTGTTTATTTGATTCATGCTGAGGGTGAGGTTACAACTATTACCACATCTTCTGGTAAAGTTGATCTTGGTGTAGAATACATTACAGAGGTTATTCCACCACAAGGAGATCCAATTAACTCTGCTGGTATTGATGTTAATGATGGTATCTTCACACTATCCTCTGCTGTGAAGTTAAGTGTTACATCTGAGTTGCAACCAGAGATTGACATTCCGCTCTTAACACGCTATCATCTAGTTAAGTATTTGATTAAGGCGTACTGATGCTGCTTGGTAAAGATTGTGGGTATATTTGTGATCCCCAGCAAGTTAATGGAAAATTTGAGGATTTTATTGGAATCTACCCACGTTTTGTACATCATGAGCTGTGTACTGCTGTAATAGATCAGTTTGAGAAATATCTGGATACAAATCCTAGTTTTGCACAGTATGGTCAGGATCAATTTCCTGAAAAGAAACTAGGTAGACAAGACGTTGGCATGATGTTAGATGATGTTGATCAAACATTGGCAGCACACATGTATCAGTATATCAATACTGCATTTGAAAATTATAAGATTCAGTACGATCAAATATCAAAAATTAATCTGCAAACAATTGGTATCAAACTACAAAAAACTCCTCCTGGTGGTGGGTATCATGTTTGGCACTATGAAAACTCTAGTTTCAGAGCAGCAAATAGAGAATTAGCATGGATGGTTTACTTGAATGACATGCCAGAAGGTGAGGCAGAGACTGAGTTTTTGTATCAGAAGAAGAGATACAGACCACAGACTGGCACGTTGTTAATTTGGCCTGCTGGTATGACACATGTACATCGTGGCAACACTGTTTTCACGCATGATAAATATATTACGACAGGCTGGTTCCTAAAACTCCCCTAAGAATAATGGCAGACACTCGTGTAGTAATCCAAGTAAATGCACTAGAACGACTTATCATCGTTGATGGTAAAGTTCAGGTGATTGGAGAAGACTATTGGAACGAAAACATTCAGAATGTATTGTTCCCATTCTGGTCATCAGATAGAGATCGTTTGATCTATCTGAATTATTTCTCTGATGGATCCTATGGTATTGAGAAGAAGAAATATGTTCTTGATCGTGCCACTGGTGAAAGAAAGTGGAAGACCTATGACTGGAGAGAACCAACGTCTGCACAGGTTGCTGAGGTTGCTGAGTTGCTCAAAGAGAAATACTTTGAGTATCAGGATACTGAGCAAGAAGTAATCCAAGAGAAGATTTACAACGAGTATGGTCGTTGGAATAAAGTATCATGGGAAGGAATCAGAATGATTCGTAACTTCATGCTTGATGATTGTGATTGGACACAAATGCCTGATGCACAGTTAGATGATGCAACTAAAGCACAATGGACAGCATATAGACAGAAATTGAGAGATATTCCTACTGATTATGCTGGTCAAGATGCGGATGATGTAAGATTCCCAATTAATCCTATCTTCTTTGCTGGTACATATCAAAGAATGGAAGGAAAGTCTGAGAATGAGTATCTAGCGACAGCAGATCAGTTTGGTGTATTCACATCATCAACTTATGGTGAGTATGCAAAGAGAATTGTTGCTCAGATTGCAAACTACTATAACATCAAGAATCCTGATGCTATCTTCCCACCTGCTGACATTGTTGCATCTACTGCATCTAGCGAAGAAGAACTAGACCTAATCCTACAGAGAATTCAAGCAAATAACGTTTAATTATGTCAACTGAACTTAATATTCTTATCCTTACCCTTACAACGGGTGAGGAACTGATTGCTAATGTAAAAAAACATATTGAAAGAGTTGATGGACAAGACGTTGAAGTCTGTTACAATCTCGTGTATCCATTTGTCATGAAAGAGCAGGGCAGAGAAGGAGATGTAGAGAAAGTATCCTTTATGCCATGGAAAAAATACTCTGGTGATACCCAGTTCTTGCTTGGGTACAATTATGTTATGAATATGTGCAGTCCTCTTCCAAATGTGCTAAACTCATACAAAGATTCTGTGAACAAATACATTCAAACTTTGAGCGAGAGAGCAAATGATTTATGAATATGATTTTCTAGATAAAAACAAATTGAGACAAATGCTCAGTTTGTTTGATGCTGGTAAGTTTGAAGATGGTGCCAAGTCTGGTCCAAAAGATAAAAAGTATAAGCACAACTCAGAGCAAAGTGATATTGATATCGGCAAAATGGTAAATACTGCCGTTTACAAATTAATCAGAGAATCTGAGATCTCAAAGATTCATATTCTCAACAAATGTTCTCCATCTTTGATGCTCAAGTATGAGGTTGGCAATCATTATGCTGATCATAGTGATTTTTTTGACATGTGGGGAACTAGAACAGATTATACCTGTGTTGTTAATCTGAATGATGACTACGAAGGTGGTGAGCATTATATTCAGATTGGAACTGAGAGAATTGAGAAAAAAGTAGAACCAGGCAAAGCACTCATTTATCCAACAGAATTCATTCATGGTGTTAATCCTGTCACCAGTGGTGTTCGTAAGTGCTTGACATTTTGGATGGAAAGTTCTATTGTAGATCCTACAATTAGATACTATCTTGCTGAATTAAATAAGTTCTACTACAAGATTGAAGGTAGTATGGATCGTGAAGATCTAGTCAATTTTGATCTCATTAGAATGGGATTGATCAAGCGCAGCAGTATTTTGAGGAACTGATATGGCATTGCTAACTGATATTAAATCATATGATACTATTCTCACTATCAATGAGATGAAAGAGATTGATAGGATTGCTAGTCGCCCCCGCTGGATGTTTGGTGCTGCTAGTGATACTACCACACCATTTAAAAGATTCTGGAAGATGGATGTCAAAGGAATTACTATGTTTGATAGTATTATTCCAGAGAAGATGAAGATCTTGATTCCATTTGAATTTGAGATCTTGGATTATTATTTGAATGGGCACACATATGGTTTGAATGGTGGAGCACACAAAGATGATGCTGACTATACATTCGTGTTGTTCTGCAATCCTACATGGGATATTACATGGGGTGGCAAGACTATGTTTGTTCAGGAAGATGGTAGATTTGATTCAGTTTTCCCTAAACCTGGGTCTGCTGTATTGTTCCCATCAGATATTTTACACTGGGCAGAAGAGACTGGACGAGAGTTTTATGGTCTTAGAGTAACTGCTGCGTATAAATTAAAGAAAGTGGAGACACAAGATGAACATACAG